CATTTTATGAAGAGCATTGAGCCGATTGTAATTGACATGGATGGCACTAGTGCGTATAACTAGGGGTCTTTCGAATGAGGTTTGAGCTATCAATAAAAATAAAGGTAGATCCCGAGGCTAATTTTCTTGAGACCTTTGGGGATAACTCTGATGTGATAAGAGAACTAATCGAAGCCAGTCTGTATGACATAGACGATATAATTGTGGAAGAATGTGAGGTAAAGAATGTTGAATGAATCGGACTTAGAAGCTTGGAATTATTACAACGAAGCTTTTAAAGAACGTATGACTATGGATCAGTATCAAAAGGCAGCAGCTAAGACTGCTATCTACAACAGTACACATAGCATACTATACCCTGCCCTTGGTCTGGCAGGTGAGGCAGGTGAAGTTGCAAACAAAGTCAAGAAGATGATTCGTGACAACAACTTCGATCGACAAGGTATTGCTGCAGAGATCGGTGACGTGCTGTGGTATCTAGCCGCACTGTCCCGTGATCTTAACATTGACTTGCATGACATCGCTTTTCAAAACCTAGAGAAACTCTACGGTCGTAAAGCACGAGGTACACTTTCAGGTTCAGGAGATAAGAGATGAGCAACTATCTACCAACAGATTATCAATCATTCATTCACAAGTCACGGTATGCTAAATACTTTGACGGTAAGGGACGTGAGAACTGGGACGAAACAGTAGAACGCTACATGGATAACGTTGTGCGTCCAGCAGCAGGTGACGACTCATACACCAACCAGATTCGTGACGCTATCCTAAGCTTAGAGATCATGCCATCTATGAGAGCTATGATGACTGCTGGTCCTGCACTAGAACGTGACAATACAGCAGGGTACAACTGCTCGTACCTACCAGTAGATGACCCCAAGTCTTTTGATGAAGCCATGTTCATCATCTTGTGTGGTACAGGTGTAGGCTTCTCTGTTGAACGCCAGTACATCAGCAAACTACCTGAAGTACCAGAGCTGTTTGAGAGTGATACTGTAGTTGTTGTAAAAGACAGCAAGGAAGGTTGGGCTAAAGCTTTACGTCAAGTTCTAGCTCTTCTGTGGGCTGGTGAGATCCCTCAGTGGGATGTCTCAAAGGTTCGTCCTGCAGGTGCACGACTAAAGACATTCGGTGGACGTGCGTCAGGCCCAGCGCCTTTAGTTGAGCTATTCAACTTTGCTGTGTCTACATTCAAGGGCGCACAAGGACGTAAGCTAAGTTCTATCGAATGTCATGACCTGATGTGTTTCATTGGTCAGATCGTTGTGGTAGGTGGTGTACGTCGATCAGCAATGATATCCCTATCTAATCTAAGTGATGACCGTATGCGTCATGCTAAGTCTGGTCAGTGGTGGGAGACAGCAGCTCACCGTGCACTAGCTAACAACTCTGTATCTTATACAGAAAAACCTGACGTAGAAACATTCATGCGTGAGTGGACAGCTTTGGTTGAATCCAAGTCAGGAGAACGAGGAGTATTTAATCGTGAAGCATCTAAGAAACAAGCTGCAAAATATGGTAGACGGGATAGTGATTACGACTTCGGTACAAATCCTTGCAGTGAGATCATTCTTCGCCCATATCAGTTCTGCAATCTTACCGAGTGTGTCGTACGTGCTACAGATACTATTGAGGATCTGGAAAGAAAAGTCCGTCTGGCAACAATTCTGGGGACTATCCAATCCACCTACACAAAGTTTCCATATCTGCGAAAGGTGTGGAGAGACAACACTGAAGCCGAACGACTGCTTGGTGTGTCACTCACGGGCATAATGGATAACCCATTACTAACTGCAAAGAACAAGGGACTCAATGAAACACTTGCTCATCTTCGCCAAGTGGCTGTTACTACTAATGCTGAGTGGGCTGATCGTCTTGGTATCCCTGTATCTGCTGCTATCACATGCGTTAAGCCAAGCGGCACTGTCTCTCAGCTTGTGGATTCAGCGTCTGGAATACATGCTCGCCATTCACGGTTTTACGTTAGGACTGTACGAGGGGACAACAAAGATCCTCTTACTCAGTTCATGAAAGATCAAGGCATTCCTCATGAGCCATGTGTGTTTAAGGGTGACACTACTACAGTGTTTAGCTTCCCTCAGAAGTCACCTAACAAAGCTGTGACTCGTAACGACATGTCAGCTATCGAACAGTTAGAGATGTGGTTGGCTTACCAACGTAACTGGTGTGAGCATAAACCATCGGTGACTATCTCAGTACGTGACTCTGAATGGTTAGATGTAGGTGCCTTTGTGTACAAACACTTTGATGAGATGTCTGGTGTGTCCTTCTTACCACACTCTGATCACACTTATCAGCAAGCACCATATCAAGATTGCACTGAACGTGAGTACAAAGAACTTTCCAAGTTAATGCCAAAACGTATTGACTGGTCAAAGCTTTCAGAGTATGAACAAGAGGACAACACTGTGGCAATGCAAACTATGGCTTGTTCTGGTGATGTATGCGAAATCGTAGACCTAACTTAGGGTCTGTGCCTTCACCCTGCGTAAAGGTCTGTCGGATAGAAGATGGATACTGCGCAGGGTGTAAAAGAACTATTGACGAAATCCGTGATTGGATGATAATGTCAGAGTACGAGCAGAATAAACTGCTGTACGAATTAAAATGGAGACAGTCTTTTGGGACCAGTTAGAAAAAAGTTTAGCCGTGCTTTGTACGAAGCATATGATTCACAAGCTAAGGATGCTTTGACAGAGTACCTTACAAAGAAAGGGCATGTGCTAGTCAACACTGAAGAAAACTACCATGTAGATGTTGTCTCTCAAAAACATGGCTACACCTACTTCAATGAAGCTGAGGTAAAGGTAGCTTGGGATGGTGACTGGCCTACACACTGGAGAGAGATACGCATTCCAGAACGTAAGCAACGACTGCTGGATAAGTACCAAGGTGAGAATGGGGTTCTTAACTTCTACGTGTTTCGTAAAGACCTTAAGCAAGCTTGGCGTATCAGAGACTTCTTATTGACTCAAGAGAGTCTTGGTGAAGCAAAGGGTAGGTACATCAGACCAGGTGAATTGTTCTTTCACATTCCATACACAGAAGCGGAGTTGATTATACTATGACGGATAACGTAAATAAACCTCCTCACTACGGTCAAGGTGACATTGAATGTATTGATTATATCAAAGACATCTTGACAGACGAGGAACTTATCGGTTATTATCGGGGCAACGTTGCGAAGTACTTGCACCGTTGGCGTTACAAAAATGGTCTAGAGGATTTGAAGAAAGCAAGATGGTACCTAGAAGCACTTATACAGCATCAAAGCAAAAGATAAAACCTTTTAACGAAGGTTATCAATCCTTCCTTGAAGGTAACTTGGATAATCCCTACCAAGTTAATACAAAAGATAATAGGGATTGGGAGATGGGTTTTAACAAAGCCTATTTCAAAAACAAGGAGCTAGTAGTTGAAAGAGAGCTTAGAGAAAGAAGCAAAAAAGTTTACTCAGAAAAAGCGTAAAGCTCCTACAACAAAAAGCCTGACTGCAAGAATCTACTTGGCGGGTCAGGCTTTAACTGGTCTGTTGGCAGGGGCAAGGTCGAGTAACGATATGCGTGACATAAAGCGGCAAGCGTATGATTGGGCAGATTATATGCTGGATGATGATACATAAAAAGAGGGGGCTTGATGCCCCCTTTTTATTGTGCCATCTTTTGCATTCTAGATAAATCACTTAGAGTTTGTTCGGTCTTTAAGTATTGCTCTAAAATAAATAACTCACCTTGTTCTAAGTCCTCCACATCACCTAGGTTTAATTCCTTAACAGCCTTCTGAATGTCTTTCTTAGCAAACTTAGATGTTATGTCGTATTGCAAGGATATAACTTCTTCAGGTCCAGAGTACTGCATTCTTAGGAATGTCTTAGCTAAGTCTTCTGACTTACGAACCACAGTTTTCCAATGATCTAGCTTTTCTCTCGGAGTAAGTTTCTTCCACCAACCACTCTCTAACAACAGGCTTGACTCCGACTCTATTATGTCAAACAAAATACCATTAAGTCTGTTAGCTGCTTGAGGAGCTTGATCTCTTATCTTTGCATCTGTATCTAAATCAAAAGGTTTTAGACCTATACT